TAATTAAAACATCTTTCTTTTACCGTTAGATATAACAGAACTTTTTTTTCTAAACTTAGTTGCAGCCAAACCATCATTTCTGCCAACTATTGCATACTTTGGTTTTTCTTCTTCATCTTGGACCGTATTAACCTTTGGCATGTAAAAGTCGTTAGAGAAAGTTTCGGTATTCATAGCATAGTTACCTTTTGAAAATTCTCCATAGTTTTGGGTTATGGCTAAAAGTGCCAACATTAAAGCGTCGTGCGCGTGGTCCATTGCGGTTCCGCTTGCTTCAAATATTGGTCTTCCAATTTGAGTTGTTCTTATCACAACATATGAAATTAATTGGAGGTATAGTTCTTCGTCCGATTCTGGAAAAACTATTTTTTCTTTTTCCAAGAACTGACGAAGATTATCTACCATGTACGGTTTTATTTCTTTTTTAACCAACATTTTTGTATATGGGTCTCTCACCTCTATCGCCTCAGCAAAAGATACGCCTTTAACTTTTTCTTTAAGACCGGATCTAGGATTCTCAACGCCATATTTATGCAGTAGTTCGACCTGGACTTCTCCAAATCCTCTGTCAACATAAATATGTTTTGGTTTGAATATTTCGTTAAGCTCAAATATTCTGTCTACAGCTTTAGTTAAAGTATATTCAGACCTATCTATTTCTTCCCTATATGCCACTCTGGATCTTCCTCTAAATCTTGGATCCTCGTGGTTATCTGAGCATGCTTCAACAACAACTATGTTAGTCCCAGCTCCGTATTTGTCCCAGTCAACGCCTATAACATGGAAAGATCTTGCCGAAGTTATCTCTGGCTCATAAGTCCACGAAGGGCTAAGAAATGCTTTGTCCACAAATTTTCTTGGGTATACGCCTTCTGAGTCTTCGCCCCAGTCTGCTTCTATTTCATGGCGATAACCCATTTCGGTGTATTGTTCTCTAAACTCATCTTCTTGATCTTTAGAAAAATAAGGGTTGCAATATGATGGAAACCAAAATTCTTGGAATCTTTCAGACCTACACCATTCCCAAAATTTTTCTCTTCTACCAGTTGGAGTAGAAGCGCCAATCATCATTTTATCTGGTTGATCTTCCGCAGTTTTCTGCAACATGGCATACAATGCGTCTAGGTCATCCGTATGCATGTAGTCCATTTCGTCTAACACAATCACGTGTGCTTCTTGACCACGAGCTACGTCTGACTTACCGCCGGAACGCATGCCAGATGTAAAGAATCTAATAGTTGACCCGTTGGAGAATTCCATCATAAATTGAGGACTGCTAACTTTTCTTGTTATTGAATTCATAACAACTTCATTTTTTCCAGCTATTCTTCCGATTTCCTGGTAAATAAGTTCTACCTGTGTTTTCATTGGAGCAATAACAAGACATCTTCCATCTTTATGTGTATAGCTATAATGCAAAAGTGTGATAGCAAGTGTGAAGGTTTTTCCTAAACGACGACCAGCTCTTAATACTTTTCTTAATGATGGATCTCTTAGTATTAATATTTGATAAACTCTAGGTTGAACCTGTAAAAAGTTTTTTGCCCAAACAACAGGATCTTTAGCTAAATGCATTTGCCTTTGTTGTTCGCCAGATATTCCAACATCTAAAAGTTCTCTATCTATCTCAAATGGTTCATCAATTAAGAAAGATAATTCTCTATTAGTTAGAGGTCTTCCAGTTATGGGTGTCCCATCAGCCCAGTTAATGTGTTGTAGTTTATTTTCAAAAACCCATTCAATTCTATTAACCTGTTTAAACAATTCTATATCTTGATCTTTAATTAATTCTAAAAGATCTTCTCTAGAAAGTTTTTCTAGTCTTCTTCTAAATTCTTTAGTTTTATGATCCATAATTACCCAAAATGAGCTGCCATCATAGACGCTTCCGAACCCAATGCACTTCTTGCATTTAACCTAGAATTTTGTATAGCCATAACGCCTCTTGACCTCGATGTAGCAGCTGCTTCAGTGTCTCTATATCCCATCCCAAACATAGGTTTACTAAATGATCCTTGTAAGGATTTTTCTGCGTCTCTAGCTAAGTTTATACCACTTTTGATTACTTCGCCACCCATTTTGCCAATATCATAAACTAAAGATGCTGTAGCTAATAAATTAAGCCCAGGGATAGCCATTGCTGCACCTCTTGCCCCAAGCACCTTCATGCCGGCTTTAGTACTAAAGGCTTCCATCGTACCTTTTGCTCCAAGAGTTTTGAATGCACCTTCTTTAAGAATTTGTTTTGCAGCAGTTTCTCCTGCAAGTTTTTCTCCAGCTTTACCAGCAATTCCCTCTGTGCCTAAAGCACTAGTCATGTTGGCTATCGCCTTTTGAGCACCAGCGAAAGCTTCGCCTTCAAGCCCAGCTACACCAGCAAATCCTTGTGCTCCTCTAAAGTACCCAGACATATAGCGGGTACCTTTACCTGCCATAGAAGATGCCAATAGGTTTCCCCTAGCTCCAATCTCACCACTTCTTGCAGCCACCATTCCTTCTGATAATGCTGTTCCAGAACTTGTCATTCTTTCAAGCATCGGTATTCCAGCTGGAGACCCCATTGTCATTGTCGTCATTCGTGCATTATTCATTCCAGCCATTCTTTGTATACCGATATCTGATTGACTCAATCTTGACATGGCTCTTGCATTTCCGCTTAGCGCTTTACGTTCTAATAAATCCATTTTTCTTCCAGCGGTTATTCCAGAAAACAAACCAGGGCCAAGAAGAGCTTCATCTCTTGCCGTTCCACTTGCTTCTGCCAATTTTCCCAAAGGACCGAACCTTGCCTTAGAAAGAGGACCCCTTATACCTTGTGCGTAAGTGTACGTTCTTTGGTCTTCAGCAAATGCACTTAAGCTTGACATCCTTCTTAGTGCTCTAGGTCTAGCTGTTACAGTGTTAACTCTTGCACCATAATAAATTGGTTGTCTTCCTGCTTCCCCTGCGAGTCTAGCTCCTCTTCCACTTCTCCTGCCAAAAGAAAGAAATTGTTGTCCAGAACTCAAATCATTTGGGTCAAGACTCATTGCCCCACTTCTAAAAGCTCCATACCTTTGAGCCTTTTTGTCTACCCCAAACCTCGAGGCGTCGTCCATGAATCCGCCGCCAGCCATAATTGTTCTAGCACCACGGCCAGCCTGGAACCCAATACCCGCAGTTATCCCAGGAAGATTCTCTAACGTTCTTGCATACAGAGGAGTTTCAAGCATCTCGTCTTGGGTATAAGGCTTTGGCATTCCTGTCATTGGATCAATTGGCATTAGTAACTCTTCCTTGAATTATGCATTCCGAGAACTATGTCTCCTGAAGCGTTTAATGCTTGAGCTGTTGCAAGTGAAGTGCTGTATGGGCTACTTGATAGTAGTTGTCTATTATCTCTTACTCTTGACATCGCCATGCCAGGCACTACAGCAGCGCCCCCGAGGCCGCCTATTGTTGCCCCGATTGCAGTTCCTATGGCTGCTTTTTTAAAACTTTTTCCATGACCATAACCCAAACCACCTATTGCTCCACCCACAGCTGCACCAATGCCTGCTGTGGCGAGATTTGCTCCTACAGTAGGATCTGGTCCATAAACACTAAAAGTATCGCTCATACCCCCACCTGAGGCCCCAACCGCTGCTCCGATTGCCCCTGCTCCAGCAATCATAGTTCCTCTGCCCATGCCATACCCAGCTAATTTGCCAAGTTCTGCGCCTTTAGGTATTAACTTTGCTGCTGCCCCGCCACCAATTAATCCGCCAATTGCCATAGCTCCAAGGCCAAGGCTAACAGCACCAGCTGTACCGTGAGTCGCTGCTGCTCCCAAAAATCCACTAGACATAGGTCTCCCCATGAATGTTTCATCTGCATACGGATCGTTGAAGGCTGCATCTAAAACTGCTTCTTTAGCTGATGGACCTATGCCCTTTGCGACGCCGGCCAAACCAATTGCGCCCATAGCTAAGCCAGTCGTTCCGCCAAACTTACTTCCAACTTTTGCTCCAACATTTAATAAACCCATTTAATTTATCCTCCAAATAAATGAGCGTGTTTTTTTGAACTCATATTATGATGGCCAATTTTATTTCTATCCAAATTCCCAACAACTCCAGCAGTAACAAGCGGATCTCTTCTATATGAAGAAAGACTAGCTTGAGGTTGCATTGTTTGTCTCATCATTTCACCATTAGACACCTTTTGTGTTATTGGCTGTTGCTGTATTGTTTCGTCGTAAATTTGGTTTTCTTTATGCCTACCA